CTATTTATCTGCGCGGAGCCTGTCAGCATAAACGCCCAAGCTGGTACCTCGGCCGCTGACAATAATGTGGCCGCCAGAGACCAGATTGCGCCTAACCTCCTCCGGAACGCCACACAGGCGCTCGAACACGATTGGAAAACTTTGCAGCTCGATCGAAGACGGGCATCGACTGGAAATGTGCCGGTTGGCATCGGCAACGGTGAAAGAAAGCTCGACCTGGCTCCCGGCCAGCAATGCAATGATCATCGGACCAGTGAAGACGACAGCGTGATTCCCGAAAAAATAGCCGAGGAACGGAGCACCCATCACGGCAGCCGCCTTTCTGACCTCGCCGCCGTCCGGAGCCGTGGCCAACCTTCTGCAGACGATCCAAACTGCGCCGCCGGCAGAAATCAGACCAGCACCAATGCCCACAAGGAATGTGCGGTTCAGCCACTCCGTCGACGGCAAGAATTGATAGCCAAACATCTTGGCCAACACAGGCAGTGCACCAGCTAGCGCCCAGATCCCAAATGCGATCTTCGCCTTGCCACGCAATTGACCTGGCGTATTTGCCTTTTCACTCATCCGCCCCCACAGCACCCTCGACAGAGTTCCCCATGCCGCACCTGTGACACAGTGAGGGTTGCACCTTCAAGAGCATCAATCGTGGGGCGAAAACTATTTACTAACGGCGGAGTCCGAACCAACGACCCCTTGCCCCCCCAGGAGAGGGCGCTAATTTCGTGCAGCCCTTGTTGCGCAGGCGGTTACGGCCTCCCCACCTACCCACTTGGGGACTTATTTCGGGACTCTGTAACTCGATTTTGTTCTCGCCCGCCGGATCGCCGACCGCCGTTTGTAGCGAAATCTTACCTGTCACATTTGCATCTAGAACGTTTTTTCGCCTCCGCCTACCGTCTCATCAAGAGGAGATGGCCATGGACGATAGGAAGCAAGTCACCGAGTTCAGCGACGAGGAACTCTTGAACATCTGCATTGTGATGATCGATTCAGCACTCGACAAGGTGCCAATGCCAGACGACGTCGCGGATATCGCAAGAGCGGCACTCCATGAGTTGATCCGGCGCGGGATTATCGCGACGCCATTTCACTAGCAAGACCTTGCGAACAGTAGTTGCCGCCCCAACATCTTCTGCAGGAGGAGACGCCATGCCGAAAATACCTGCGCCGAAGCATCCGAAATGCCATCCCGACCGTAGTCTCCATTGCCAGGAGGCGATCGAGGCTGAATTCCAGTCGCTAGCCGATCGAGCCCACGCTGCCGGCTGGTCACGCGAGGAAGTGGCGACGGCGCTGATGGAACTGGCGGACAACTATTTCCTTGCGATGAATTCGAATGCTGAGATGTTCGAGCTTGGCGCCGGCGTCGTGCTGCTCGCGCGCAAGTCGCATTAGCTTCACTTGCCCACCGAACGACTGCGGGCACAGAACTGACAGCTAGAAGAAATTGCTCAGAAGCGCACCAATGGCAGCACTTACAAACACCAGCCATCTGACAATCCGAGGATCGGTGTACCAAGGTATCGGCTTCTGAAATAGGGCTTCAATCCTAGCCTTCTCTTCTTCCGTAATACTTTCTTCCGCCATAGTGCCCCTACGGAGCGCAGCGCATCAGTTAGTCGCTGCCTCCTGTCCAACTGACCCACAACTCTAACCTACTATCCCGACTTAGGTTCGGATGGAAGTAGGCTCTGAAGCTCCAGTGCCTCTCCCTAAATCTGGTCGTTGACTCTCTGCGCCAATGAGAACATTTGTAGAACAGATAATCTCAGAAGGCATCAGCATGAGCGACGAAACCGGCGCGGCAAAAGCCGCAAGCAGCGGCCCGTATGTCCACCTATGCGAACATCCTGGCTGTAAGAAGTGGGGCGGTTTCGGCTTCGCTGTCGGAAGGGCCACCCCGAACTGGTTCTGCTACGAACATCGACCGGAATGGAAGAAGGGCAATGCCTAAGAACGGTGCCTGGTGGCTTTCCGAGCTTGTCGCCAAGGTTCGCGTTGAATGCTCCTGCGGCGTGAAGAAGCAATATGACGCCAAAGCGCTGCTAGAACGTGTAGGCGACATTCCTATGCCGTCCCTCCTAGAGAAGCTGGCTCAAGCCAAAGGCTGCTCGAAAACCAAGAACAACTTCAATGATCGCTGCCAATTGAAATACAGCGACCCGATGCCTTCGGAGGCCCCGCCCTCCCGATTGTACCGGCTGGCAATGCGGAGCCAGCCGGACGACCGGAAGAAATCACCTTCGCCAACCTGCCGGAATGGTATGAGCTTTTCTGCCATTGCAAACGCTGCGGCCGAGAACATCACCTTGATCGGCACGATTTGGCGCGCCGGTTCGGCACCACGCAGTCTATCGTGGCTCTTGGTCGACGCATGCGCTGCAAAGTGTGCAGCAACAACAACGGGAACGTGATCCGGGTGGGAAAACAGCGGCGGTGATTTGTCGACCGCCGCGATGGAACATTGCCGCCGCAGGGGTGTTATATGTACTCATGTCGAAGTTGCATCTCTCCAAGGCCCCTTCCCCGGGGCCTATTTTTTGAGATCGAAGACGTCGGCATTGTCGGCCAGCTCGCGCAGCCCTTTGAATGAAGGATGGCGAAGCTTTCCGTCGCTGGTGATCTCGGTATAGGTGACCTCGGCGACGAATACCGGCTCGCAGAACACGGCGTTCTTCCGCTTGAGTGCGACCGGCGGCACCTTCGTCGGTATGGCTGCCAGTTGCTTGCGGAGGTCGCGGGCCATCTCGGTAAAGCCTGTGCCGACGCCGCCAACATAGACCAGCTCGTTGCCTCTCCTTGCCGCCAGAAGTAGTCGGGATATCGCTCCGGTCACTTTCGTTGAAGGCTCGAACCCGACGACGATAAAGCTGTCGCTCTGGATGCATTTCAGCTTGAGCCAATCACCGAGCCGGCCGGAACGGTACGGCGCCTTCCGGTTCTTGGCGATGATCCCTTCAAGGCCGAACTTGCAGGCCTGCTCCAGAATCGCCGCGCAATCACCGTCGATCTCCTCCGAGACACGAATGATCGAGGCACCCTCGTCGATCATATCTTCCAGGATCATCCGCCGTTCTCGCTGATGCATGCCGCGCAGGTCATGACCATCGAGATAGAGAAGATCGAAGGCATAGAATCGCGCCTCTTCGGCTTCGCGCTTGCCGCCCCGACCGCCGAGCGCCGCCTGAAGCATCCCGAAGTTCGAACGCCCGGCCTCGTCGAGCACGACCGCCTCGCCGTCAAGGATCATGGTTGTCGGGCCCAAAACCTTCGCTGCCGCCTCGATCGCCGGGAAACGATGCGTCCAGTCATGGCCGCCGCGGGTAATGATGCGCACGCCGCCCGGCTCGATATGGACCGCCAGGCGGTAGCCATCCCATTTGATTTCAAACGCCCAGTCGCCTGCGGCCGGTACTTTCTTGGCAAGCAGCGCAAGGCAAGGTTCGACACGGTCCGGCATGGGATCCGCAATCGGCCCTGGAGGCGGTTTCTTTCTAAGTGTCTTAGCCATTCCGCATTAACGCACGAGATGGCGAAAACGTCTCACCGCTGCCAGGGCTCAGCGACGACGTTGCTAAGGGCCGTCCCGAAGCTCATAAAAAAGCGGCCCCGCTGCGGAGGCCGCAATCGCTGTACGTACCCAGTACCTAACTCTACAACAATTCCAGCTGTGGCGGAATTCCTGTATCTACCGCCGCCTCTCCAGGGGCTTGGAAGCGGATAGAACCGTCGTGCAGGTGGCTGAACTTCTCATGCGCCGGGCGCAGTTTCACGCCTTGCGCTCACAGTTGGCACTCCCGCCGCAGCCGCTGTCCCACCCTTTGGCCCCTCCTCTGCGGCCTTTTTCTTTAACCTTCGCATGGCGATCCCTCAACGCTTGACTCAATCACAACGTGCTTAGATGTTAGTGGGGAATCGCTCGGAGACGGACTTGTCCGCGAGTTCGGAAAACTGTTCCTCGAGGAGCCGGACAACGTGAAATACAATAACTTGTTAACTCGGATGTGTTGACTTATATGTCCATAAGGAAGCTAATAAGTGGACACGTTGGCACTGGTTTGCTGCGCGCACTTTCACCCGCAATCGCTGGGGACAAGCCGCTGGTGCGCGGCGTGTTTGTAAGTAACGAAGTCTGGAGCCTAGTGGGCGATGACGTAGACGTCGATGAAAAGCTTGAACGACCGAGCGGTCAAGCGAGAGCGAGACTCGATAGCTTCTCATTCGGAAAGTCTATCGTTTTCGCGCTCAATCCAAGGAACAAAAGCGTCCATAGTGACATTGCGCGGAATGCACCGATTTCGGATGGGGTCGTAGATCTGCGGGTTACCAACCCCAAGCCGTCACTAAGGATTTTCGGTGCTTTCGCTGATAAGGACCTCCTAGTGCTTTTAAACTGGGAACTCCGGGAGAACATGGATTTCGACGCCGAAATAAAAAAATGCAAGCTGAACTGGCACGGATTATTCCCTCACCATCCGGCATTGATTGGAAACACACATGACGAATATCTCACGAAGCCCTTCGTTGTTGGCTGAACCGACTGGCGAGGAGAAGATTTCGGGTAGAGCGCTAGCGTATGTCTCTCAGACGGCGAAGGACAATCTGTTTGACCTGGTCACTCGCGCGTTCATCGAAGCTGGCATTTCACGCGCCACGCTTGCGAAGCGCCTCGGAAAGGATCCTTCGCAGGTTACTCGACTGATGACTTCTTCTGGTAACTGGACGGTGGAAACGTGCGCGGAGATCCTTTTCGCGATCAATGGTGCATTTCTTCGGTTTGATGAGCATTGGCCGCAAAAACTCGAAACGGAGAATGAGTCCTGGTCACCAACATGCTTCCTCACTAAGCAGGTGACCGTGGTGGTGCACAGCAAATTCAAACTCATCGAATATACCGATGTGCAGTCTGTTCCTCCTTTGACAAACACGGCCACAACGGTAAGCGTAAAATGGCATTAAAGATTGACACGATCTTCTGCGACGACGTCAGGCAAGAGATCTCAGGCAAACATACACTTGTAGGCGTGTACGGTTCAGATATCCGAAGCCAAGGTCATGGTACCATCAAAATATGGATATGGATGCGAGTGTCGGGTCTAAAAGTTGGAGAACACGAATTCGACATCTCTTTGATCGCGCCCAATCAGCGCGCTCCCTTTGCTGGAGCGCGCGGCACCATGGAGGTCCTCTCAGCCGAGTTTCCGGTGCCAATGTCCCTGGGGCCATTCAGCTTCAAGATTAGAGAAGGCGAACAGGGAGACTTAGTAGTCAAGGCAATCGTCAACGGCAAAAGTGTTCAGGCTGGGCGTATTCATGTTGCGAGTGATCGTGGCGATGAAGGTCACTATTCTTTTTGAGGCGCCGTTAACGCCTCAACCGCCCTCCTTCCATCCTCTGCAAAATCTCCCCATCACCTTCAGGTCGCCCGACTATTGGCTGATCAGCGATAGCAGATACCTCGGCGCCGCCGCGGGCGAAATGGATTCCCGCGGGAACGCAGAGCGCGCAGAGCGATTTCGATCGAATGCAGGGCCCGTTGCGCAGAGCCTTTCCTTTGTCGGACTTCCCGCATAAGACGAGCACCACCGTCAAGACACTCACCAACGAGAGCAACGTGATGTTGATCTGGATCCGTCAGAACCTGCTCTGGTACCGTATTCTACTCGTTGCGGCTCTCGCGCTTGTTTGGCTCGCGTTCAAACCAGTGATCGCGGTCTACTGTTGGGTCATATTCCTCATTGGCCTGGGAAAGTTCTACGAGACTTTCTTTTTGCGCGGCGGCCAAAGCTGGGGATCGACGGGGTTCAGCCTGAAACTCATGATGATGTCTAAGCTTGCAGAATACATCTGGAACGGCTTTCAAGAGGAAAAATAGCGCCGAAGCTACCCTTTCCCTATCACGGCAAACAGGATGCGCCGGATAGCCTCGGCGAAGCTCACACCGAGCGCCATCGCAGCAATGCCGGTGACCCCGAGCGCACCGATTCCCATCAGCTTCCAACGTTTCACGTCGTCGGTGACCGGTTTCATTTCGGCCACGTCCGCACCAATTGAGGTTACCGAGGCCTCGACGTCACCAACTCGGTCGACCAGCTGATCCATGCGACTATGGACCCCTTGCCGACTGGCGGCCGCTTTGTCTTCCGATCGGATCGCCCCCTCCTCCAATCGCTTGATGGAGTCCTGCAAGCCCCGCATGCCCGCCACTAACTCGCCGAGCTGCCTATGCACTGATGCATCGATCTCCGCAGGTGCCATCTACTTCCCTTCCCCGTGCCTCACGCATTCCGCATTCGTCCAGACGCCGCCGGCGCAAAGCCCGACGACAGTCCGGTCTATATTTCGCTGATCCGCCGGCGTCGCCCCGCGCGCGCCGACCAGGTCAGTTCCGACGACCCGCCGCAGGCCGTCGACACTTGCCGGCGCCGAAGTCCCACAGCCCGTCAGGGCAAGTGTCATAGTCAGAGCGAGCATTGCCCGCGGAATGTGCCGCCGCATTGTTTTGCCTCTCGAATGCATTGGTGATTGAGCGGGCGCCGTCCGCGCGGATCTCAAGAACGGTCCAGGTGATGGCGGCGAGCACGAGCACGACGCCGAGGATCTTCGGCCAGGGGATCATGCCGGATCGAGCCGCTTGCGGATGAACAGGAAAGCGCCGCCAGCAAACGACGCGACAATGATGCCGGCCAGCGCCCACTGCAGCGGACCGTTACCGGTGAAGGCAAAGCCAAGGGTCGAGACGATGCCGGCCAGCCAGCTGACATTTTCCTTCGTCACGACGTCCGGTGCCTTCGGCGCGGCGGGCTGCGTGTTGGTCGAGACGAACTCTCCCTTGGCCCAAAGCCCGGCTTCGGCCGAGCGGCGATTGACGAGACCCTTCACGCGCTTGCCTCCGGCGTTGACCCACTTCATCAGCTCGGCCGGCACGGCGTCGTAGTCGCCGGCGTTCAGCTTTTTCAGCAGCGTCGACTTGCCGAGCCTGCCGGTGTTGAAATCGAAGGACACAAGCACCGCATGCTGATTATCGGTCAACGGTACTTTGACCAGGCGTGCAACGCGCTCCTCGAACTTGGCGAGATCGGCGCGCAGGATCTCTTCGGCGCGCGCCTCGGTGATCACCATTCCCGGCTTTACCACCGGCGCGCCGGCGGCGCTGGTATGGCCGTAACCGATGGTCCAGACGTCGGCGACGTCCTGATAGGCCTTTGTCTTCAGGCCTTCCCACTGTTTGACGAGCGCAAGGCCCGCCGCATTGATGCGTCGGTTCATAATAACTACCTCTGTTTAGTGGATGGTCGAACAACTCTGGACTTCGCCCCGAGGAGGGACAAATGGTTTACAGCGCGGTGGTAGTGACCAACGGAAACGGCGAGTGGTTCGAAGGAGACATGTTCGAAACAATGGCGTTCGTTTCCAAGATGGCCGGCATGCCCACTGAAGACGCGGGAGGAATGATATTTCGTGCCCACCGGCGTGGACACACAAATTGGAGCTTCTCCGGCTCAGAGATCTACATCGAGATCCGCAGTTGAAGCGCTGTGGGCCTAGATTTGAACTAGTGGCCAGACAAACGCCGGCAGCTCGGCGACGAACACCTCCACGCTCGGACGCTCACGCTCCCCCGCTAGCACCTTCGCGAGCTCGGCAGTGGAATAAGTCCACACCGCCGACCTCCAGATAAAGAGCGCAGCGCCCTCGGCCGCGAACTGCGGGTTTGGGTCATCGCGATAGGTGATGGCTGTCTGGATACCATCATACCGCCGCTCCTGCGCCTTGGTGTCGAGGTGATCCTGAATGGCAGCGGTGTAGGCCGCCTGCATCGCGGCTATCGCTTCCGCTGCCTTCTGCTCGGCAGTGATGACATTTGACAGATCAACCGTCCACATTGGCGAGCTCCTCTTCGATGACGTCCTCGATGGCTGGCGTCGGGTCGTTGGGGAAAGACACTTCCCAGCCAATCGGGGGATCTATGATGGCGTCAGGTAATGTAACAGCCTGCGATGGGTTCGGGCCATGGGGAAGGATCAACATCAGGTGCAGCTGACCGCCGATACGTTCAACCGGCCCAACGATCCACTCACAAGGCACGCTGCCAGCCGGAATCGTCCCGCCATCCGGCAGGTTGGTGAAATCGAACACCTCATCATTTATCAGGAGAACGTCAGTGCCGCTGCGAATGACTTTTAGCCGGTCATCGCGACGCTGGGGAGAAAGAGAGATTTTCATTAGAACCACCTTCCAATATTGACCGCGAAAACAGTCACCGACGTATCGACCCAAGCGCTGGCCTTGAACAAAACGAACCGGTTGCTGGTCCAGGAATAAATAATTGCCCCGCGATCAGCAGCGGCCAGGTCGCCATAATTGATCGAAGCCAAATTGACATTCGTTCCACTTACGGCCGCCGGCAGCGTCCAGGTAACGACACTGTCTACTGTTGGGTTTGCCGTAAGCGAGAACGTCCAGCAGATCTGCGTCCCATCAGCAAAGCGGACATATTCACCGTTGGCATTACTGCCCCGCTCGATGATATCACCGTCAATAACCGTGCCGGTTCGAGAAACAATGCCGACAATTCCGGTGCGAACGAGCTTCCAAGCTCGCCATGTGCCGTTCGCGAATATGCGGCCATACACCAGTGCGCGATCAACACTCGGGACGTGAAGCTCGTGGAAGAGTTGACCATTGTTGCGAAGCCCGACCCGCAAGATTCCACCGTAAGAAGCTGAGGCAGCGCCCAGATATCCGTTGCTCCGGTTTCCGTTGATCGAAAACTCGCCCGGTATCGCCATTTGGTCGAAGTCACCATCAGCCAGACCGACATCAGCCCCAGAAGGCGCCGGGGCCGCTCTTCCCCCGCTTACTGGACCAAGTTTCGACAGGAGAGCTAGCGTTGTGGTGGCGGCGAGAATGTCCCGTCCCTTGGCCTTGATGTCAGACAAGGCAGCAGTTCCAGCGCCGCTAAAATAGGCCATCTTGTCGGCCGCAGGCGCCAAAGTCGCGAGCGCTGCCAGCGCTGCGTTGTCGAGCCTCTGGATGTAGGTCGCGAGCGCCTGGGCGTTGGCAGTCATCTGCTGCGCATAGGTGGTTTCGCGAACGATCCAGTAAGCCTGGTTGGCGGCAGTAGTGCCGCGCCAGGGCTTGGCGAGCGTCAGCTGCGTGTCGCTGTCGATCGACAGGATCGGAACCGGATTGCCGTTGGCGCTGTCGAGACCAAACAGGCCGCCGATCACCAGGCCGGTTTGCCAGCCGGTGCCATTGCCTGTCACCACGGCGTTGCCGGCGGTCACCGAAACGGTGCCCGATACATAAGGGATGGTCATGTCAAGGGATCCTAGGTGGGAATGCCGAAGATGTAGTAGCGGATGCCGATGGGCGCGTAGGCGCCCGAGGTGCGCCAGTTTCCAGGGCTGTCGCTGCGATTGTAGTAATCGCCGGCGTTCCCTGCGAAAGTGTGGAACCGGGCATTGTTCGCCGTCAATTCGCAATAGGTGCTTTCGCCGGCGTGAGATTGGTTGAAGTTGTAGATGTATTTCAGACGCTTCACGAACGGGAGGCGCCACAACGCACTCCATGACATCGGGAGGTTATTTTGCCCGAGGCTCGCGCCGTTACCGGCGCCATGATGTGTGAGGTATTTCACCATCGGGAACATGCCCGTCCCGTCGAATGGGATATCCGTGATCACGTCGTTGCCGGCCGAAACGTTGAAGTAGCCTTGGGCGAGGATCTGGACCTGCGGCCAGCGGGTATCGATGATGATATCGCGCCAGCCCGGCGGATTTGCGGAACCGGGGCGAAGGAACTGCACAACACGCCCGCCATCGTCGAACTGCCGAAGCACCTTGTTGGATCCTCCGGTCGGGCCGCTCGTGTCTTCCATGTAGAGCATGAAACGCGCCCGCATCGCTTTCGAGGCATCGAAGCCGATCCGGCTGCCGTCGAACCAATACTCCGCGCCGAAATCGAGTGTTTGCGGGTTTGACGGATACATGATCGTTGGGCTGTCGTAGAAATGAACGTCGAGCGCGACGGTGTCGGGCAAAGGCATGCCGGTCTCGTAGTAGCTCACCCCCGCAGGAAGCGCGATGTCAGCGGCAGCAATGACCTTCACCGGTAACTTGGAACCATCAAAGGCCATCTGCTGAACAGTGGCAGTATCGACGTTGTAGCCCGGCTTGGCGATCTTCAACTCGGTTGATGAGATCTTGATCGTCTTAGTCCCGTTCGGCGCCAACACCGGAGCGTCATCCGGCGCGACATTGTTCCCCGGCAAATTCCAGACGTTCAAGCGTTTGTCGCGTGATCGGAATTTGTTGAAGGCATCAATGGTGTCGTTCGGAGTGACGACGATCGGGGTGCCGTATGCGAAGGTCCCCAGATTATTGTTCAGAACCATGTTTTCCGCCCATCCGATTTGAGCGTAATTTCCCACGGCGTAGAAACCGCCCTGGCCGTTGTAATATTCACCGCTGTCGGTCCAGGCGACCATCTGTTGATTGTAGCGGTTGCTGCCGCCGCCCTTTTTCGCCTTCACGTCAAACAGCGGGACGTTGTACCGGAGCGTAGGGAACGCAGTGTTGCGAAAGCCCCAGAGCGTTCCCTGCGCAACAGTGACTGACATGTAAGTAAACGTCGCGGAATTGCTTCCCGGCGGATAGTAGGTGACACCGCTACCGGCCTGGAACGTGTTGACCACCCCTATGTCACACAAGTTCGCTTGGATGCCGAGTTTGCTGTTGTAGAGGAACTTCCAGCGCTGGCTGTCCGGCGTGGTGCGCGGATCGTCGGCATCGTTCTTCATGATCTTGATGCAGGCGGCGCCCGTCGAGTCGATGCCTATCATCGTGCGAACCATCAGCTGTAGAACTCCAAGGTGCCGGCATTGAGATTGAAATCGACTTTGTTGTTCAGTGCCAGGAGCCGACCCGACCGGATCAATCCCACATTGGCGATATTGAGCTTCAACTCACCATTCTCGATGACGATCGGCAGGAAGGCATTCGAGCCACCGTTCCAGACGACGAACTGATCGGCCTTCACCGCGAAGCGCGACTTGAGCACGCTGCTTTCCGTGTAAAGCTCGATGTAGAAGCCGCTATCCTTGAACACTGCCCCGAGGTTCGCGCGCAGCATCACCGAGAACCGGGCATTCACGCCCGTCTGGTCGGCCGCCGCCTCGAACTTGACGAGCCCTTGCGCGAAGCGGCCATTCAGGTCCGCACTTACACCATTGATGCTGGTGGCGAGAGCACTGTCGGCGTTCGCCCTGGTCGTCTGCTCGCTATTCAACAGTGCCAGGTTGCCATCAACCTCAGCCTCAAGAGAGGTGACTGTCCCGGCCAATGCACTGTCCGCATTCGCCCGTGCGGTCGCTTCAGTCTGGATAGCGGCAGCGTTTCCGGCACTGTCGGCAAAGAGCTGCGTGATCTGGCTACTGAGAGCCCCATCGGCGCTGGCGCGCGTCGTTTCCTCGCTGAACAGGCGCGCATTGGTCTGACCAAGGCTGGCCTGCAGAACGGTCTGGATCTGCGCGAGCGCTTCGGTCTCCGAGACGCGAACCCGGCGTTCCTCCGAAATCTCGGCGAGAGCGTCTCCAACGGCTGCGCGGATCTGCTCGCGCTGGATCTGTCCGACAGCACCTTGCAACGAAAAAGCCGTCACCAGCTCTTCAATGCGCGGCCGGAAGAAATCATCCATCTCGGCCTGAAGATCCTTGAAGCGATCCCTGACATCGTCGCGCACCTGACCGAGACCGACTTGAATATTGAGGGCCCCGGTCGCCGTCGACGTGGTGCGCCAGGGCGTGAAGTTCCGCAACCGGTCCGGCATGGTCGTGATCGTCGCCCTGGCGACGTAGACCTTTTCCGACAGGATGTTTTTCGTCGTCCGGTACCGCCCGAGTTCCGGCTCGGCACTCTGATCGGTAAAATCTTCGAGCGTACCCTCGACCCGGTAGTTGAAGATCACCGAGGTGATCGTCGGATCATCCGGAGGGGTCCAGACGAATTCGAGCGCCGGCACGTCATAGCCGTTCCCGCCCGCGATCATGCCGGCGTAAACGTCAAAGCCCTGCACCGTGAACAGTTGCGACGGGTTGATCGGCGGCACAGGCGGGATGACGATCGGGCCCGGCGCGATATCGCCATCGTCGTAAATGTCGGCGCCCACTTCCCCGAGCACGAACGTGACCTCGAACGCTTCCGAGAGCTGCCATTCCATCACCATCCAGGTCTTACCCTCGAAGGTGACCCACTCGCCTTCCTGCACGGCGAAACCGACACGACGGCTAACTGGAATGGTGGCCGAGCCACCCTTTCGGTTCTGCCGATAACGGATGTTCAACAGGTACTGCGCAATGTCCGGATCATGCACCTGCAGGAAGTCGTTCGACGTCTGCCGCGCCCGCTTGTCGGCGGCGACGTCGGCATTGACGACGATTGTCTTCAGGCTCTCCGGATTCCACATTGCTTCCGGCGAGGTGAACTGGCCGGAGAGATGGTTGAACAAGGCGAATGCCGACTTGCGCAGCTGTTTCTGCTTGGCCCGCTTTACCGGGATATCGGTCGGCGTGATGTCCAGCACCGGGATCTGCGGTGCGCCGACAATGACGCCCGAGAGACCGCGCCGGTTGATCGCATAGCCAGCCATGGCGTCGTCAAATGCGGACAGCGCTTCCGTATGATCGGTATCGCTGTCGACCCAGAGCGAGCACTGATAGGTCGGCTTCCCCTTGCGCAGCGTGCGGCAATAATTGATCGCCGCGAAGTACGACGGCAGATCGAGCTGGCCGAGCGACTTACCCTCACCAACGATCGTGCGGCCAGAGCGCAGACCACGTAGACCGAGCTGATAGTTCAGTCGGTGGATCGCAGGTACGAGCGTGTGCACCCACGTCGACGGATCATCGATGCGTTGCGGACCGACGCCGCCAGCGACCGTCGAATCCTTCGTCGGGTCGTATTCGCGCAGACCGCGCAGAACCCACTCGATCGACGGGCTACCCCTCCCCGCGTCGCGGAAAAACTGCAGGTGAAAGTAACGATAGACGACGACGTAGCAGAGACCGCTCAAGCGGCTGGTCGATTTCCACGTGTTGCCGAGGCCGGCCGTCGACGCCACGAGTTGCGCGTCGGCGACCTGGCCTGGTCGGCCGTCATAGAACCGTATATCGATCGAGCTATTGCCATCGCCATCGATGAAGCCTTCGACGCTATAGCGCGCGACTTCGCCGCCGGCGACAGCCTTCGGCACCAGATTGTATTTCTGGCCGTACATGTAGATGTAGGGCTCCAAGCCATCGCACCAGCCGCTCGCCAGCACGAAGACATCGGCATTCATCTTGTTGCCTTTGTCCCATTTGGCATAAAAGACGCGGTGCCCCTTCGTCTTGCCGGTGCCATAGAGCGTGCCTGCCGGCACATCTCCCCCCATCTGCACCTGACCCTGAACGGCGGTGAACTTCTGCTTACCCTGCTGGCTCTGCTTGACCTTGGCGAAGGCGAACTTCGTGCCGAAAGCCAGAGCCCCGCCGATAATCTTGCCAACCAGGGCGGAGCCGAACAGCGTCCCGATGGCCGCGCCGATGCTAGTGAAAATAGCCATGGAAAGACTTATCCGAGATGGAACGTTGCGATGACGTCGGAAAGGCCGTGATCAGAGCGGCCCCTCTCGGTTTTGGTGATGAAGCGCAGGCCGAGGCAGATGCCGACATGCTCGGCGCCGTCAGCCAGCCGCAGGATGACGAGATCCCCGAAGCGCGCCGAGGCGCCGCCGGCCGGCTCCTGCCCCAGCTCGGCCGCAAAGAAATCGACGAGGCTCGAAAACCCGCGACGCCGCAGTGCACGTTGCGCGCCCGACAGCGTTCGGTATGCCCCGTGAAACTTCTCAACGAGGGAGGTGCCGTGCAGGGCGTCCGCCATGGCGCAACCAAGGTGGAAACAATCGGCCGGGCCATAGGCATAGGGCGTCGATAGCTCACGCGTCAGCGTGGCCTCGACGATGCGAAAGCGGTTCATGGCTACCTCGAAACCTGTCCCCACTCTTCGGGGATGGTGCCGACCGTCGCCACATATTCGAGGCCCGTGTCGGTTTCGTCGTTGTCGAATTGCTGCTCGGCAAGACTCCGCTTGACGAGTGTTTGCCCGCGTGCCGAGCGGCCGGGCGGCTGCAGCTCAATCGTCAGCGACAGCGTGCGCGTGCCGTTCTCGTCGGCGGCGCCGGTGTCGTAGGTCACATTGTCGATTTCGTAGATGCTCGACGCCAGCACGCCGATGACCTGGTCGGAGTTCGGAGCACCGACCAGGTGCGTGACGATCACGGGAGCGTTCGGATAATCATACTGCTCGACGACGGCCATCGCGTCGGCCGGGTCTGTAGCCGGGATGTTCGAAAACCGGATTGTCCGACTGGTCACGGATGCGCCAAGGGCGCTGCGCATCTCCCCCTGCTGCAGATAGCGGTTCGGCAGGTAGGTGATGCCGTTATAGGTGAAGGGGCGCCCACCGCGATGATAGCCGACCGGATCGCGGCCCGGCAGATCGAAGCGGATCAGATCGATGCGAGAGATATCGCCGCTTTCAAGCGCGGCGATGACCGCGGGATCAAGGATACTCATGAGAAGAATACCTCCGTCGCGGTGAACGACGGCGAGCGGTTGGCCCAAGATTTTTTGCCGTCGTAGCTACCGGGATCAATTTGCATGGTGCAGGACGGCTTCTCGAAATGGACAGTGCAGGACGTGTTGAAATTACCGGTATCCAGAGCGTATCGGATCGATAGCGTTGCGACGCCGCCGGCGTTTGCAATTGCAGGTGCGATGATCCGGTGCAGTGAACGGGCAAGCGGGCTTTTCCTGATTTCGACATAGTCCCCGCGGGATAGCTGGAAGCCAGCCGGAAGACCTGAAATCACGATCGTGATTGGGTTTGTGATAGATTGTAGGACCGCACCACCATTGAACGCACCGCCCCCAGCTTTGCTGCCTGAAAGCGGAAAACCGTTGTCGTGGGCGATGGGTCGAGGGCGGAAAACATCATGCGCCAGAAACGTCTGCCCGTTATCGTCGAGCTGCATCACGAAAGCGTCCATGACGCCGAACTCAGGACGCAGCAGCGGGCGCGTCACATAGCTGGCTACCCAATACGGCGTCCCGAACGTTTGGTTCTCCGTTCGGCGCCCTTCCATCTGATCGCTGTTGCGGGGTTGAATTGGGTCGAACGTGCATTCGACCCACTCCTTCCTCCCGTCGCCGAATATGGGAAGCAAAATCGGATCAGGCATCAGTAAGCCTCGCCGCCGTTTTCATACTGATTCCGCTTGCCCTGCTCGTACGCCCGGATGTTCTCGATGGTCACATTCTCGCTCTCTGAGCGGATCGTGGGGCGGAACATCGGCCCTTCCTCCCCAATGACGCGAAGCACGACCTGTGTTGGCTGCGACTGAGTGGTAGGGGTGCTCGATGGAGAAACGTTCGTGTTTGCGGCACTATGCACGCGATGGTTTGGGATAACCTGTTCGCCGCCCTTGAACCGGACGAGCTCGGGCCCCTTCTCACCGACCCAAGCAACACCCGGTCGAGCCGAAGACGTGCCGCTCGCGTAACCGCGAAGACCGGCCCACGGATCAACGGCAGTGTTGCCGCCACCGAACAAACCGCCAAGCAGACCGAGTAGACCGCCGCCGCCAGCACCCTTGCCGGCGTTGCCAACTTCAAACACGGCGTCGATGACGTCTGTCAGAAGCTTGTCGGCGATCCTGTCGAGCACGCCCAGAGCCGCTTCGCCAAACGATTCCCAAACCGACTTGCCTCGCTCAAGACCCGCGAAGAAGTCGTCGAAGAAGCTATGGGTGAGCATCTTCGAGAACTCGATCGCCTCGCCCATGCGAATGGTCTCGGCCTCAACCGAGGCCATGACCTGGGCAAGGGCAGACAGTTCGCTCTTCTGGGCGTCAGTGAGCGAGATGCCGCGCTGCTGCGCTTCGTTCAGGAACTGGGTTTCGTAGCGCAACGCCGCCGCGGCTTCCGCCGTCAGGCCAAGGGCGTCCCGCTCCGCCTCGAGCGAAGCAATCTGCCGTTCGGCGCCGGCGACGATGTCATCGTATTTTTCCAGGTCGCTCTTGCCGCCGGCGCGCTTCTTTGACTTCTCGTCGACGTCGGTCAGGCCCTTGGCGAGCTCTTTCAGTTTCCCCGTCGCGGCCGAAGCGCCCCGCGCAATGGCACCGCCGAAATCGCCGAGATAATCGGCGCTTAGATCTGAGGCGATCTGGCCGTTTCGCTTCTCAGCCGTCTTGGCTAGTTCCTCGGCGTATTTGTTTGGGAACTGGAAGTCGCCCTGCCCCAAATCGCCGATGGTGCCAAGTTGCATCCCGTCTGGCAGCCACTCGTTTGCCTTCGACGCGAACGTGTCGATAAGGCTGGCGCCGCGCTGAACCATGTCGGTCATCGCTTTGATAACCGCATTTGCTGCACCAATTGCCGCACCACCAATCACATTGGGGAACTGCTCCCATAGAAACTGGATATCGTGGTAGGCGGCCACAAAGGAACCGATGACGAAGTTTGCTCCTGTTTTGGCGTCAGCAGCGAGGTCCCGACCGAAAATCTGCTGCATCTCATCACGGAAGATAATTGCAGCTGCGAGCACTGCGCTGAAACCCGCAATAACCCAGCCGACCGGACCCATCGCTGCTAGCCAGGCAACCGTGAAGCTCCCCGCCACTGTGCCTGCTGCGACGGCCAGCCTGGCAAGGAGTGCGATCACACCGACAATCCCGACGACTATCGACGGTGCGTAAATCAGCGCCAGAGCGGCGGCTGCAGCCACAGCGTACGGGGCGACCACTTCGAGCATGTCGGCCAGGGCGATCAACGTCGATTGCGCAAGCTTGGTCCAGTTGACAATCTGAAGGCCAGCGGCCACCAAAGCGATAATTCCGATCGTCAGCAAGCTCACCGGAGAGATCACCGACAAGAATGCCTGACCGAGACCCTTTACCGGGCTCTCCATAGTTGCCAGCACCGCCGCTAGCTGCGTTCCCTGCTGAAGGGCAATTTGCAGCGGCCCCATTCCCATTTGAGCGCTGACTGCAATGTCCTGGAATTGTGCAGCAATGTTCGCGAGATTACCGCGGCCGCCCACCCCCTTCACGTTCTGGTTTGCGGCCAGGTTCATCATCTCAATTTGCTTCGAGGCTGATGCTGCAGCTGCGCCCTGCGAAGCATAGGCCTTCGCAGCGGCCGAAGCGGCCCCGGTCGCACCACGGTTAGCGCCCGACAACCCGTTAGCTGCGGCCTCGGCACGCGATGCAGCTCCAGAAAGCTGATTGAGCGACTGTGTCCCCTCTTTCACGGACCTTGTTTCCACCTGAAGACCGAGCGTAGCTATGTCCGCCATGGCTTTTCCTTTCAGTACGACGTGAGTTATCGTCCCGCCGATTCAACCGGAGGACGATGATGCGCAAAATTTTGATTTCACTGAGCGTGGTGCTTTGTGCCGCACCTGCCAATGCAAATGATGACACCCGCGCCGCGGCTCAAAAGGCGGCCCGCCAAATGATGGAGGATGCGTTCGTTTACCTTGGTGCAGCCTATCTCTGCCAGGACGCCCTGGGCACCTCTCACTATTACGCGGCGCGATCCGCAGTGGAGCAGTCAGCGATCTTGGGAGGTAAATCGCAAACAGACGCCGTGATCATTGCAGATGATTTCGACAAGAAAATACGGCGAGATAATCAAAAAAAGGCGCCGGCGGCGAATGACCAAAAGTGTCTGGACAGCATTCTCGCGACACAAACATCGCTTCGTGTATCTCAAGCGCGTTTTAAACAGGCTCGCGACGCCGACAACTGAATATAGCTCGACTTTTAGTTGTTCTTCTGGTCGATTGCCGCTTGATTTCAACGGGGTCAATCATGTCAGAAGCAGTAACTCATTCAACTCGTATCGGCCGCCTCAAGTGCTCGTTCAGCACCACGGAAGCGATAGGAAGCGTGATCATTTGGATCATTCTCACCGTCATTACCGTTGGCTTGGCGTTGGTCGTGTTCCCATACTACCTGAATCGTGCCGTTCTGAATAAAACCGAACTTCTGGATGGCACTGGTCGTGCGATCGGACGACTCAACTGCACCTTTAACATAGGCCATTCAGTTGGGCATGTAATACTATGGGTATTGCTAATCATTATAACACTCGGTCTTGCCGGCTTTCTTTACGTCTACCGTGTGCTACGTGTCGTTCTGAACGAAACACGGGTTGAATACTACTAATCGACTGGAACTGCGGTAGGAGACGGCAGCGGCAGTTCACTGGCGTCGTCGTCTACGAAGACGGCACCAAGGAAGAATTCAAGTAGAGGGCCCACCGTGGCGGGCCGATCTGTACTCACAATTGCGAGATGTAGCGTTTAAGTCGCATCAAACCGTCGACTGAGTTCTACGAGAACTGATCAAACGATCTGGCGCATAGGGGCGAACCCCAGCCAAAGAACAAACCTGATAATGTGCCCGTAGAGACGCTGCCACGCTTCCTTCTTCGTGTGAGCGAGGAATTCCCGAAGGACCGCCGGCGTGCCAAGCAGTTGCCTGATGATGTTACTACCAAAGCCAGTCAAACGGACGTCGTCTCCTGCAATCAGTAGCTTTGCGCGAACCCAATCCGAAATGTGCTCTGGCCAAACGCCGTTGAGTCTTCTCTCATCAATTCCCTCCTTCAGATCGTAATACATCCCGAAGAATTCATCTGCTGCCAAACCGGCGGCATCCTCGGCCCTGTGAATCGTCGTCAACGCATCCAGATCCGCTGCCTTAGCTCCAGCACAGGCTAACTTACCCAAAATGTGCGTTGGGATCAGGTTTTCGATTTCCCTGCAAGGCAACGCGAATGCCCAGGCAAATGGCCACGCCGACTCTTCTATAATGCGCTTGGTGCGCAACAACTTTGCAGGCTCACCCTTTTGTGGATGAAGTTTATCAGAGTCACCCACGACGCACACGATGCAGCGTTGCTCAATCTGCCTCTGAAATATCGAGTCGGATGCCTGCCCTCCGCCATGCCTCAGATCGAAACTTACGTTCCCCCCCCCGTATTCGGGCAGATGCGCCATAACCATCTGCAGATACAGTTCACCATCTGATGCAGTATCCTCAACGACTAAATTGACCCGATCGAATAGATAGGGGCTATCAGCATCCTCTAGACCGATGATGATTGCCCCATCCGAGATCTCTGGTCCCGACCGATGCAAGGGATCGATGCAAATCCTTATGATTGCATCATCTCTTAAGCCAGCCGACTGGGTAAACTCGTTTCCCAGCTTAACTATCAACGCTCGATCCCGGTCGTCAAACAAACCGGTAGCGATTAGCGCGGTAGCGACGGCTCGAGGAATTATGGCGAGATGGTGCCCGTGCCTGTGTGCTCGTAACAACTCACAGCATACGTTCCTACCTTTATTTTGATTTGCTAAAGTATATGTTTCTGGCGTGCCAACTAAATCAAAAATCATGTCAAACCGTCGGCTGAAAGAATCCATAGGGCCAGTTTGTCAGCGTCCCGCCACTGGTGAAGCGCGAGACCCGGACAGATGTGATCTTTTCGTCCTCATCATCCTGTTCAAACACAAGTATCTGGACGTCGTCTGCGCGCACTTTGCCCTCGGCGATCAATGCTCCCAGGCGATTTACAAATGCTTCACTGTGCGTCTCGATGATGAAGCTAACGTCAGGGTCACGAGGGGTCGAACTCACGCGTTCTCCGACGACGGCGTCAGCTAGAAGAGCTTGATGCGCGGGATGCAGGTGAAGTTCTGGCTGCTCTATCAAGAGCATGGAACTGTTTGCAGCGCCTATCACGCGACGGCGGCCGATCGCACCCCGTGATGCCCACCAGATCTGACCAAGAACGGGCAGAACCTGCGAAATGCCATAACCATTGTCGACAATATTGGTCGTCTTGTCGCCATTCGCCAATTTAATGCTAATGTGCCCAGAGTTTTGCACAACCTCAACGCCGTATCCAAAGCGTTCTTTAACCCACTTTGAGAAATTCGTCCTTTGGCTCGAAGTAAGAGAGGTTAGGAACATCGGGAAATTCTTCCCGTCCGGATCAATCTCCGACACTGCAAGATCTTGATAGCGATAATATCTTTCGCTTCGTGCTCGGACTGGACCGATATAGAGAGTAGACGATATCTTCGTTTTTAATGAACTGAACGTTGCGCCCACGATGGAAAAGAATTGATTAACCTCGTACATCTGCTGCACCTTCTCGCGCAGGCCCCGAGTGTTCTTCCCTGCCATATCCGTCAGGATCTTAAGGAATGAGCGGGTTCCTGTTCTATTCTTCACTCCCTCTAATTCGCTGATCGAAAACTCGTCCATCATGAGAAGGTTGATCGCAAATCGTCCGATTTGATCATCTCTGAGGCGCCGGTCAACGTGTGGGCGCAGCAATGATGCAAGGTGATCATGTACGGGATTTTGAAAAGGTTGGTAAAAATACCTACCCTCTTCCTGCTCTTTCGACCTCAGCAAAATATTAGGGAATATACTGCCAAGCTGAAAACTCACGATAGCGCCGTCAAACAAATGCATTACTGATTCACCATTTCGAGATATACCCGAGAGTGAACCAGAATCGTCAATTGAGACGTCGAAGACGTTCGATGGATTGCCCAACCGAAAAGAAAATCCGTCTAGCTTGGTTTTTCGATCGCGCCCTGAGACAAACAGCTCAACATCGACTGGGCCGGCGCGCTTTTGGGTAGCACCGTATCCTCCACCATCGAGCGTGACAAAGCTGGGCTCTGTCGTGACGTTGTCTAACCCAAACGAAAAAGAAATCCTGGATTCAGAGCGATTGTCGTGCACAACATCTTCGAACTCGCCGAAATCAACGAGGTCACCGTACCAAAGAATTGGCGAGCTAGTTCGTGTCATCAGTGATTGGCGCAAAAGTGGAAATGTGCGCAAGAAAGTGCTTTTCCCGCTGCTATTTCGCCCTACCAATATTGTGATCGGACGTAGATCGACCAGAGACGTATTCTTGAGCCGACGCACGTTGTTGAGGCCAAATCTAAGCATGCCGAGCGAGTACCCCTTGATTACAAGCAATCAATAGACGCGATTCTATTTCTGCGCGAGTTAAAATTTGCCGCTATCGGCCGTCTCGCGCTCGCGAATTTCGTAACTTTCTCGGTCAATCTCGCTGCAGTAATGTGCATCCATACGCTTCAAGGCTGCGAACTCCTCCCGCGTAACGATATTGCCTGTAACCTGACACCACGCCACAAGCTCGAAGTTGGATATCGGCACCGGCCCGGAGAACCCCGGCGGCTGTGACTGCCGGAGTTCCCAAAACCAATCCCAGATGAAGGCACCGTGGTCTGGCACCTCCGCTTCCGGGCTTTCCGTCTCGAAAGCCTCGTTGCGCTGGCGTCTGGTCTCCCCTTCGTTGTCGCGGACGCTGTCATACCGAGCGACGACAGCGACTGCCTCGGCTAGGGCTTCGCCGAGCTCTTCGTAAAATTTGCCCGATCCTCCGAGGCGGCCGCGATCTGGTCATAGATCCAGCCGGCTTCTTCGAGAACTTCGCGCACCTGCTCAAAGGTGCATTCCGGCTTCGCCCCTTTCCAATCATGGTCGCCCCAATCCCAGGAAGCGACGGAGGCGGCAGCCTTGTCGAGATATTCGGCCTCGACCTTGCTCGACGTGAGCTTCTTCTTGCGGCTGGCGAGGAACTTGTCACTGTGCTGGCGCGCGACACGCTTTACCGCGTCGCTCTCGGCCGAGCGGATCATGAAACGGATGCCGATGAGCTCGTCCGTATCCGGGCCGGTGAGCTTCAGTTCGAATAGGTCTTCGGAATTGACGAGCTTGGAAATGTCCATGTTTTCACCTCAGGTTACGGGATGGCGGTGGGATTGACGCGGATCGGCAGTTGGTTGAGGCCGATCGTGAAGCGTTCGAGTTCGAAGTCGTCGGAACCGCCGCCCGGATAAAGCGGACCGGAGACAACGCCGCGGCTGTAGAAGATGGTATTCGTCTTACCGGCGCCGCCGTCGTTGCGCTCGATCTTGATGGCCATATTGTCAAGATTGAGCGGGTCGCCGAACGTGCGCAGGATCATCTGACCGGCATCGTCGAAGACGGAAGCGACTTCGATCTGCGGATCACCTGCATTCGCCGTGCCCTTCTGCTTCTGGGTCACCGGCTCGTCGAGCGTGTTGTAGCTGTTCATCGTGCTGTCGGCGCCGAAATCACCGACGTTGCCGACCTTGCCAACCTGCACCCAGGTCAGCGCCACAAAGGCGGACTGGATGAGATCGGTATTCTGAGCGAGCGCGCAAACATAGACCTTGCTGCCCTTCTTCGTTGCCTTGTTTGCCATGTCAGTTCTCCGGTTCGAAGGCGTGGTAGGGAATGGTGATCGGGATCTGCACCCGTTCACTCTCTTGGAGCGGGCCAGCCGCCCATGGCTCGCTGCTGATCGTGATCCTCACGCCAGAGGCGAATAGGGTTTGGTTCTTGAAGTGGTCTATGACCTGGTCGACGACCTCGAGCGCATCGATGATGCCCTGCCCGACGGGCCAGACGACCGACACCTGAAGCAACCCGCGCTTCTGTTGCGGATCGTCGCCCATGGTCACCTGCCGCGCCTGATTGGGCATGAAGGCAAGGCGTAAGTACTTCGGCGGCAGCGTCTGCCCGGCGCCCGGAAACACGACGTTCGGCCCGGCGATCGGCAGCACCTGAGGCATGGAGCGCAGCCGATCGGTAAGCGCTTTGAAGATGATTGCGTCGGTACCAACGGCCATGTATCGATTGCCTATGTCTGAAAAGCCGCCTCTCAGCGACGATGAAGTGTATGAGCGCATCCATGCGGCACTGCTGGCATTGGGCCGCGATGGCGGCGCAACGGTGCGTGGCAACACCTCTCTCAAGGCCGCCCGAAAAGCGTTGACGATGCTTCAGCTTGGTTTGCTGGCAGCGATGGAAAAGAACATCGACACCAATGCAGCAATCAAAGGCCCAGACGGGCCTTCAGCTCGGCCGCCTTTCGATCCACGGTGACAGGCCAGTTCTGAGCGGCCAGGCGGACGAAACCGTCGGCTGGCTGACCGTTCGAGCCGTATTCTCGATGTCCGGCATAGGCCGCCGTGTAGCCGAAATAGAGGGTGTCCCCGATGTCGGCTCCGGCGATTACAGCCTCGACTTGGTCAAAGCTGGTCGCGTAGCTGTTTGCTCCTGATCCTGGCGCAGGGTTCTTGCCCACGACGATCGAAGGCATCGCCGCGGTAGAAGCGAGGAGCGACGCCCGGAGAAACCCGGTGTCAACTCGCATGCGTCCGCCCTGCCCGGTCGGCTTCTGCATCTCCTCGACGATCTCTTGCGTTGCCTCTTTGAACACAGCCTCCACCGCGCCCTCGACCTTATCCGCCCACTGCGCGACCGCAGCGCTGAACGAAAGCTTCGCCATCAGGCCGCCTCGGCTCGGTAGCGACGAGCGACGGCGCCGATATAGTCGATCTTGTATTCCAGCCTGCAACGGCAGCCAGACGTTTCCATGATCGGCGCGCGCGGGTCACCGGGATAGCGAAGCAGTGCACCCGATGGGCTCTGAAACACCTCATCGATGCCGACGCCCTTGCCATTCAGAACACGATGAGTGTGCCGAACTCGATTGTCGCCGGCCGATCGCCAGATCTTCGTCACGTCCTGCGCCTGCACCTTGCCGGCTTCGATCTGCTGCCGCATCGCTTCATCGCGAGTGGAGCCGAGGGCCATCATAGTTTCGGTGCGCGCCAGCATCTCTCCGCGGAGCAACAAGTTCTTGTCGTTGAGCCTGCCGATGATGCGGGTCAGCGCTTCGCCGGTGACCGGCTTGCCACCGCGAATGGCGGCCGACACGGTGCGGTCGAAGCGCTTGTCCCGGGTCTTGAGCTCGAAATACTTCTTCATCAGCTCCGGATCGCCCGATGCGAGGTTGACCCGGGCCCGCTCGATGAACTCGATCTGGTAGCGGGTCAGACCAATGACGCCGCCCTCACGGCGACCGGTGACACGATTCTGTCGGCCGACGACATCAAGTGCGGTCGCGCGCGGGTTCGCACCTCGGGCAAGCCCCTGCTCCAATGCCTGGCGGACACCCTGCCGCTGATCCTCGGTGATGTGCGTCACCATCGTAGACGACAGGTCGCGCAAGATCGCCTCGGCGACAGGGTTGCGAACGCCAAAGCGCCAGATGACACGATTGCCTTGCGGGTCCATCACCTTCGGCAGTTCGCCAACGGCATTCGTGCCGCCCGCGTTGAACGCCTCCTGCAGGGCGATTTCGAGCGCCGAGAATGCCTCGGGCTCAAGCTGCATCGCCTCAATCGCGCCATTCACGTCACCGCGCTCGAGCCGTTCGACGACGCGTGCGAGAATGATGCCCGACTTGATCTCGTCCACCGCCTCCCGAAATGCCGCGGCAAGGCGTGGCTCGTATGTGGCGAGCAATTCGTCGAATGTCATACGATTCTCGTTTTTTGGCTGGTAGGAAGGAATATGATGGTCGCTAACCACAGACCGTCAGCTGGCAATCTCAGGGCGCGTATGATCCTCTTGTTGCTCGTCTTCATCCCATTGGCCTTCTACGCGCAAGGCTTGCCTCGCGCGGGCTTGGTTTTGCTGATCGTCGCCATCATGCTTCAAGCGTTTATCGGCCCACCGGATCCAGTCACCCAATCGATCGCAAATGCCCTCGATGTAGTTGCCGACCCGATCCGCGCCTTGCTTGACCGAGGCTAGGAAGCCGTTCGCCCCTGGACGATAAAAACAACGTTGGTCACGCCATCGTATTTGTTCGGGTCGCCCGTGATGATGGCGTAGTCGGTACCGTTGGCAGTGACGATGTCGCCGACAGTGGGCTCGATCGAGAGGCCGACAGCGGAAATGTAGATCTGCATGTCGCCCGTGCGGATAACCGTTCCATCCACGTAGCGGGCCTCGTAGGTCAAAGGGACGAGCGTTGCCGGGTAAGGCGTCGGGACCGGTTCGCCGCCCAAGATCGGATCCGGTGGCGTGAGGCGGGTGACGACGCCGGCCTGGCCGAACTTGGCAATGAGGCGCTGCGCCGTGGCTTGCAGGTGGACATAAAGTGGGTTCGCCATACTTAGCTCTTCCTTTTTGAGGGCTCGGGCATATTTACGCCTTCATTGCCGCGAGGCTCTTTTCTCAAGGATCTGGGCTCATGACCGCCGCTATCAGCATCCTCGTCACAGTCCTTTTCGTCGGCGTTGTGCTCTATCTCGTACAGAATCTTCCGATTGATTCGACGATGAAGCAGATGGCTCAGATCGTCATTCTGATCGTCGGCGTGGTTTCGCTGCTCAACTCTCTGGGCGTTATCTGATCGGCATCCAGGCAAGGACGCGAGCTACACAACCAACGCGCCCGGCCAAACCGGCACGAGGAACGGCCACAACAGCACCTCGATCGTGGTGACAACCGGTGTTGCGAGCGCCACCACATCGTCCATGTCAGTCGATGACGACGTCGCGTATTCGACCTCAAGCTGTCCGACCTTCTCACGCTTTACTGTCGATGTGCCCGTGACGACGGGCGATAGGCTGCCTGGGTTCGTCAGTTCGAGGAAAGCCGCCTCATAGGAAGCATTGACGATTGCAACCGGGATTTCGGTCGGCGGGATCGCCTCGCCGTAGTAAGTGGATGCGCCTGTGCGCGGCCATGCGCGCTCCTGTGCGTATCCGCCGGTGCGACGACCATTGAACCGCGGTTCGTACCGATCGATCACCAGAGAACCGCGCTGGCGCGCTGCGGTCTTCTGGGCATCGGTCGTACCATCGGGGAAGACATAGCCGGCCGCCGTAGCGTAAGCCGTGAAGCCGTCGTTATCGCCGTATCCAGCCATGTCATTCTCCGATGGGAAGAACCCGGCGCTTATGCGCCGGGGTTGGTTGCCAGTTCTTCGAGTGCGGCGATGATCTCGTCCTTCTTCGCCGGTGTCTTTTCGCCGAGAAGCTTGGAGGCCGCAGACTTGAAGGACATGAACTGCACGTTCGGATCGTTCGCCATGGCGAGGACTTCCGTCACGGACTTGGAAGAGCTGCCTTCGTCAGCGATATCCTCTTCGCCGTCGAGTTTCAGATGGCCGGCATCCAACCAGGCTTTCACGACCGGATGGTCCTTCACCGTCTTCCAATCGGCCGCTTCGACTGCAAGTGAAGCGCCGGCTGCAATGACCGGGCCGCCCGGAATGCCGAAGCCACCCGGGCGCGTATTCTGAATAGTAATCTTGGACATAGCGAAAACTCCTCAGATGCCGTCGAGATAGCGCATGGCGCCGGGACGACGAACTTCGACACCGCCGAGGCGGAAGATGCCCGGCACTTCAAACTTCAACAGACGCTGTTCCGCCTGTAGCCAGCGGAGCGGCATAGGCACGTGCATCTTCACGACGTCCGGCGACCGGCGATAGGCCACCATGCGATGGGTGCTGCCGGCGCCGGCGGTTTCCAGACCGAAGACTGCCCGAATAGTCAGCGGCCGGCCGGTCCGGATCGTGTAGATGTTCGCCCGCTGGATATGCTCCAGGATGGTCGTGGTCATCGTCGCGTCCAGACGCTTGGTGGCGATGAGTGCATACCGATCTTGGTCGATCAGGATTGTGTCGGCCTGCTCGATGCCGTTGGATGCGGTGAAGATGACCCCGAGCACGCTGTTGACGTCGGCGAGGATCTCGTCGGCGGTCTTGGTGGTCCAAGTCGCGGTACCGCCCGCCCCGTTAGCCGCGGTAATGGCCGTGACGGACGTGGTATTAAGCAGGCCGGTCATGCCGAGCTTGGAGCGACCGAGGAACGCGACGTTGTCGACGTACTGCTCGTATTTCCGGCGGGCCGCATCGGCGCGGTCGTTCTGCAGGCGGATGCCGTATGCCTGGGCATGGGCAAGCTCCTGCAGATTGTACCGGTAGCCGATCGCCGCCATCCAGACACGGCTGTTGCCGCTGTCCAGCTTGAAGTCGACGAATGGGATGTCATCACCATCCGCCGCGAACTCGCGGGCCTGGCCGACGTCATCGCCCATCGAAAAGAAGTCGATAGCCGTGGTCCAGTCCGGCGCCGAGTTATCGACGGGCACGAGCTCGCGATACTGGAAGTCCGGATACTGGCGAGCATAGATGCCCGGCTCGATGTAGTTCTGAGCCGTGCGCAGGAAGTTCAGCGCCAGCGCGGGCGCGTCAGTGGTGAACATGTGCGTTCTCCTTACTTGGTGAGGCCAAGGCGGAGACGCGCGAGCTGGTTGGTACCGCTCGTGACGCTTGCCCATTCGGCATTTTCGATCAGCTGGTTGGCTGCCGAGTTGGAAACGTTGGTGAAGCCGCCGGTCGGAGTCATATAGACCGGGTCGCCCTGAGCGACGGCGACAAGCGCGGTGACCCAGATCGAACCGTTCTTCATGACGCTGATCTGGTCGTACGGCTTGTAGACCTCGCCGTTGGCGTAGGGCAGCGTGCGATCGACGACGGCAACGCCGGCGAACTTTCCGATCGCTGCCGGCAGCTTCACCGTGTCTTCGACCGTGTCGTAGATCACGCCCACGCCGAACGGGATATTGCCGGAAGCGGCCGCAACGATCATCGACGTGATGAAATGCGGCTCAGTGGTGGCGATCATGCCGGGATAGCCAGCCGGGGTGTCGCGCGAGTAGGAGACGGGTGGAAAGGCCATTATGCGTTCTCCTTCTGATTGCCCATCCAGGCATTACGATCACGGGCAAGCATTGCCTCGTAAGCCTTGTTGGAGTCGGTAAGGTCCGCATCCGAGGTGAGCCCCTGCTTGACGGCATTGCGGAACGGATCGCTGGGGTTCTTGGCCGCGTCCTCGACGAGCGTATCGAAGCGGGCGTCAATGTAGGCGTCGGACTTGCCGGCAATGGCGGCATCGCCGATCTTGGCCGCGACGACGGCCTTGCGGATAGCAGCGTCGGACAGACCTTCGGTCTTGATGTCCTTGGCGATTGCCTTGGCGGTGGCGATGAGATCGCCGCGAGCCTGCACGCGCTTGTCGAGATCGGCGTCAGAAAGCACCTTGGCCTTCGTCGCGTCCAGCTCGGCATCCTTCTTGGCCAGTTCGGCATCCTTGGCGGCCAGAGCCGTCTGGTGTGCCGTTTCCGTTGCGGTCATCTTGGAGATCGCATCGGCAAGCCGAGACTGCAGTGTGGCGATGACGGTGGCGCCCTGGTCGGTTACTTCAACCGGGATGCCATCGACGGTAACCGTCTTCAGGGTCATGATCTTTTCCTCTTTCGGTTTCTGATCACTGGTGACAGGGGCAGCGCCCCACGACCTCACACCGTCGCCGATGCGAGCTTGTGATCCGGCGCGGCCGCGCTGCACAATGGCAACGTGGTTGATCCGGATATCTTTCTGGATGGCGTCGTACTTCTCGCCCTCGGGCGTCGTGCCCGGCTCCCATGCGAGATCGCAGGTGTAGCCGGCGGATAGCTCCCGCTTGCCCTCGTCGACGGATTTGATGGCGGCAGCATCCATGACGATGAGCGGGATGCGGACGAACTCGCCATCGCGGGCGACCTCGTCGCCGATCTGGCCGACAGCCAGGTCTTTCCAGTTGGCAGCGCTGACGGCTTCGTCAGGGTGATCGTTCGTCACCGGCTTGTGGGCGTAGCTGCCGAGGCTGGCCTTGTCGAAGACCTGGTCGGCGGAACGGTACACCTTCACGGACTGAAGTTCGGGCTTGCCCACCTCGCGACCGGCATAAAGCTGGATGCCAGTGCGCGCGGTGCGGACCTCCGCAACAAGATAGCCGTCGGCAGTCCGTCGCGTGCCTGCGACGGTTGCAACATCGAAGAAGTTCATCGATCCAACCTTTAATTTAGCTCGACTTTTGGTTGAGAATCACTTGCTATGTGGCGCAAGGAAGAGGAGGAAATAATGAGCATTTACAACCAGTTGCCCCACACGACGAGCCGCATTGAAACGACAACCGCGAACGGTGGTTCAGTGGGCACCGGGTTCTTCTTCGATATTGCCGTTCCTTCTAAAGGAACAATGACTTGCTTGGTCACCAACAAGCACGTCATGCGCGGTGCAGAGACCGCTACTATCTACATGTCCCGGGGCGGACCAACGGGTCCAATCTTCGGCACTTTCAACTCTTGGAATATTACAGGCAATTTAGCCGACATTGTAATCGGGCATCCCGACCCGGGTGTGGACCTAGCCATCTTCCCAGTGGGCGCCATCCTGAACGAGATGGCCGCGGCCGGCACTCCTCCCTACTATCGAGCATTCGAAGTTTCACAAATCCCGTCAGGCCAGGAGGAGCAAGGATTTACGGCCATCGAAGATATCCTCATGATTGGGTATCCGACGGGGCTGTGGGACCAGACGAACAACCTCCCGATAATACGCCGAGGGATCACGGCAACCCCCTACGCGAGAAATTACAACGGGCGACCGGAGTTTATGATTGATTGCGCATGTTTCCCCGGCTCGTCCGGATCCCCAATTCTAATCGCGAACGAAGGTAGCTACTCTACGCAAGGGAGTATTGTAATCGGCACGAGGTTACATCTCCTCGGGCTGCTTTGGGGCGGTCCTCAATACACAGCGCAAGGGAAAATCGTAGCGCAGCCAGTACCCACCTCCATGGCTCCTATTTCTTTGTCACAAATCCCGACTAACCTCGGATACTGCGTCAAGTCGAAGGCAATCCGCGAAATGATCCCTGCACTCCTGTCCCGTTTCGGTTAGGAGAACTCACCGGCCACTTGCTGGGTCGCAGCAACCAACTCTTCTTCCAACGGCTCTTGCTCGCTAAGCTTGCCATGCTCCTCGATCGCTGCATCGAGGCCAGGCAAAGAGCCGTCTTCGACGAACGTGTTGACCAGAGCGTCCGACAACGCGTCGATCGGCAGCAACGGAGGAGACGTCGATGTGCCTGCGAGCGCTCTGGCGGCATCTGCCTTCGTCTTGAAGACATCGGCTTTTTCCTTCTCCGACATGCCCCAGAGCGGCGCCCACTCGTAGTAGATGTCTGGATCGCGCGAGCCGAGGGCGCTGCGGATGATGCACTCGTCAAGCCGAGCCATTACCGGCGTCATCTCGACGGACTGCATAGCCTGGAGGCGGTCGTAATAGTTGCGCAGGTCGCTTTCGCCGGTGGCGTTCATGCCTGCCGGCGACTGGCCGAGCAATCGGGTTGCCGGAATGTCAGCCGCTCCGGATACCAGCTGCATGAACGACATGAGCACGTCTGGCAGCGTGGCGAAGCTCGCCGTCTTCTGTTCGAACTCCTCTTCCTTGTCGAGGAGGAGGTCGCCGTTGATGCCTTTGGCGGTGGCCGCAAGGGTGTACCGTTCCAGGATCTTGGCGCGGTACCGCTCGTCCCCGACGTTCTGCATGAAGTCGGGAATGCGGATCACGTTGACCTTGGCCTCGAAGACGAGGCTGGCAATGTTCGCCGCGGTACCGTCGGCCTGCTTGATCGCCTCGACCATCGACAGGAGAACGCTGTCGCCCCAGCCCGGATAGGCACTGGTGACGATTTCGTCATCCGGCGCCGGGTTGCCGTTGAAGATGACCAGGCGCGATGGATGAATTTCGACCTGCCGGCCGCCGGTCGAGCTCACCTGATAGATCTTCGGCTTGCCGTACCATTCCGATGCTGGGTCGCGCTCTACCTCTCCGGCCGTCAATTGGCGGCGTGACATGACCGTCAGGTACTTTAGGCCGCCCTTGCCGATGCGCTCAGCGTCGAGCGGAGTGGTGAGATCCTGTTCGCCGGTACCGATGACCAAAGCGGCGCCACCCCAGAGCCGTGCCTTGATCTTCGCCTCAAGGATCTTGCCCTTGACGTTCAGGCGCTTCTCTTCCGCCTCGATCGCCTCGATCTGCGGCTTGGTTGCCTGCCAGTCCCGCCAGGCGCGCACGCTGTCGAATGCCGGAATGTCAACGATCTTCCGCGGCAACCAGGCGCCACGGTAGGCGTTCAGCAACTCCTCGTCCGAAAGCATCGGCATCGAATAGAACGTGGCCGAAGCCTTATCCCGGCTTGTGCCGAGATTGGCGACCATGTTTGTCAGGCTGTCGCGGACAAATGCAATTATGTTACCCATACCCGCTCCAGTTGATTCACTTAGTCAGCGCGGCTTAACAACCCAGCAGAGGGTACGAATTTGAAATCCGTGATCATCGCCAGCTTGAACGCCAAACTCCAACCGCTCGACCGCGGTGAACTAGAAGATGCATTTGACGACCTCATGCAGAGGAAAAGTTTCGGCATGCGAGTCGTGGGTGGAGGAACGTTGCAGGAGGAGAGCGGAGAGATTGCTCATTGTGATATCGAGATCGAAGTCGATGAACTGAATGACGAAACCGTTCAGCTTGCAATTCGTGCCCTGGAATCGATGCTCGCCCCCAAAGGATCCCGCTTGCATATCCCCGATCAGGACCGAACCCTTGATTTCGGCAAGCACGAAGGCTTAGCCCTCTATATCAATGGCACCGACTTGCCTTCTGACGTGTACGCCAACAGTGACATCAACTTTGTCTTTCAGGAGTGTGATCGCCTCTTGAAGGGTGTGGCGTTTGTGAACAGCCATTGGGAAGGTCCGTCAGAAACTGCGTTGTACATGTACGGGAAAGACTTCCAGGATATGCACCGGCGACTCCAACCACTCCTGGAAAGCTATCCCCTGTGCCAGAAAAGCCGTCTCGTACAAATCGCGTAGGTTCGGTCACATGCCACAGCTAAATCCGATCGTGGCCGCGGTTGGCGCGCAGCTGAGGCCGCTCGGTTTCAGAAAGAACGCGAGAAGTTGGTGCCTCGAAAATCCCGAGACCCTTTTATTCGTGAACGTCCAGAAGTCTCAGTTCGGAAACCAGTTTTACCTCAACTGCTCCGTCGTGTTCCGATCAATATCGACCGTTGATCGGCCGAAGGAGTATCACGGAGACATCCGCTTCCGGCTAGAAAGTGTCCTATCGCCCAGCGAAGCTGACTTGTGTGTGGAGCTTCTCAACCTTGAGAACGGCCTATTCTCAGACGAAGAACGGCAAGCGAAGTTCGCCGACCTGGTCGATCGCGCATTGCCCCTCTTGCTCCGATGCAGATCGGAAGCCAGCGCCGCTGAAGCCCTCGCAACTAGGGCGCTTCCTGACTGGATGCTTTCGAAGGCCGGTATCGAACTCCTTCAGCGTCAAACTACACATTCGCCAGGGTGAACGTGCTTGCGCTCAACAGCGCGTTGAAAGCACGGCTCGTGCTGTCGGCGTCATCGTCATGTGCCGCCTCAGGGAAACCCTCGAGCGATGAGAACCAAGCCTCATTCCATGGTCCGCGAAGAACGAGGACATTGCCCGCTTCGACCTGAGCCGAGAACGGACTGAAGCGCGTGATCTTGTCACCGGATTCAGGCGTGGCCCGAACGGTGAAGCCGGCGAGCATCTTCGTCAGGTTGGTTACCTGCGATTTGCCTGCCTGTCCCGGGTCCTGCGGCAGCGATATCTGCACATCCTTGCCGTCAGCTTCGGCGGTGTTCTTGATCAGACGCTCGACACCCGAAGGCGACTGGCGATCGCGGCAATGATGGGCGACGATGTATCGGCCATCCGGCAGCTTTCCGATCTTGGTGCCTGCCGTCCAGTCCGGGTCGTTGCTCTCTGTCTTCGGCGTGGCGCCCAAGTCCCATCCGCGCATCCAACGCGCGCCGGCGGGAATTGCATCGACGACCTCGCACCAGCCGCGGCGAAACAAAAGACCAGCCGCCGGCCGGATCTTCCAGTTGCCACCGAGCAGGCGTTCGCGCTCGACCGTGGGCAAAGCCATGAGGTTGGCGAGGTAGCCGGGGTCGGCCGCCATAAGCGCCGCGTTGTCGGTCAGCTTCGCCGGAACGAATGTCACCGACTTCGGCGGGATAGGCTCACCGTCGAGCGGGTTGATGTAGTCCGACAGCTCTGCCGGATCATCTGCCCAGACGATGGCATCACCGATGCGGACGAACCAACGAAGCTTGCCGGCCCGCTCCGGTATCGGCAGGCCGGTGTCCGGGTTGATCCACCACGAAATGAACTCGGCAACCCAGCTATCGGCATCCGGGTTACACGTCGCCCTGATGTAGGGCCTCACGCCACACATCGAGCGGTTACGCGAGACCATGTACCAGAACTGCTTGGCGCTGAAATGCGTCAGCTCGTCGAAGCAGATCAGCGGGATCTGCGAGCCCTGCCAGTTCAGGACCGTCTTGTCGTGCTCAAGGTGAGCGAACGATACCGAGGCGCCAGCCGGGAAATTCCACTGCAGCACATGCTCTTTCGGTACCGCTCCGATCGAGGGATAGAGCTTCTCGCTCTCATCCCATAGGCCGCCCTCGTTTCGGACCTGCACCGTCGACCGACGAAAGAACACTGCGCCGAACTGCGGATTGGCCACGTGGCGCAGCGGTTCCATGAGCAGTGCCCATGTCTTGCCGCCGCCAGCCGAGCCACCGTAGATGGCGATGTCAGCCGGGGAAGCAAGGAAAGCGGTCTGCGGGCCAGCCTGTGGCCGGATGATTGTCTGGGCGCCCTGCCCTTGCTCAGCTCCTGCCATTGTCGGGTAACTGGAAGATCGTGACCGGTGATACAGGAACCGGCAGATCCTTTCCGTCCTTCCCCGTCAGTTCGCGGCGGTTGGTGTAGGCGTTGCCCACCTCTTCCGCCGCTTGCTTCAACAATGACGAGGCCAGCACCATGTTGCCGGCGTTCTCTGCCTTCTCGGCCATGCGCTGTAGAGCCCGCAGCCGGACGGCGCGGTGGCTGATCGCGATCGAGGCGGTATCCTCAAGGAACGTCTTGCGGGTCTCCTCGAACAGAGCACGCCACTTGGGCGCCAGGCCCGAAGCAGCTTTCTTGTTCGGGTCGTGGCTCTCGACGAGCTGTCGGCTCACATCGAGGCCGAAGTCCTTCTTGACTGCCGCGGCGACGACCGATGGGCTATCGAAGCAAGCCAGCGCCTGCACGATGTAGGTCTTGACCTCATCGGAGAGTTTTGGTTTGGCCATTGATCCGTCAAAGTCCCGTCAAAGGAGCGGCAATTGGAACGATACAGCGCCGATAGACTGAAACTGCAGCTTACTGGACGCGGGCAGCACCAGTGGGAGTGGCAGGTCCTATTAGATGGCGGCAAGCCTATCCGATCGGGCCGCTTGATTGGGGCTCGTATCCGAGCGAAGGCCGAGGGGCGAGCAGCAATGGAAGAGCTGACCGCTTTCGATATGGACTAGGCCACCCTTAGCTGACACGTGCCACATGCGTGCGCGATCTGCACTCTGGCGATCTCTGGCTTCTGGTTGGCTGCATCGACCATGGCGCGGACGCCGGCAGCATCTGCACCATAGCGACGGACGACGCCGACGAACTCTTCGACATCGTGACCACGGATGACGAACACCGGGCGGCCAGTCGATCGGCTGAACTTCGGTGCGCCGAAAGCATCGACATCCTGGGCCGCGTGATAGAGCTCATGCTCGACCAGCGCCATGAACTCGGCATCTCCGCATTCCCGGCAGTAATCAGCGTCCAGCGTGATGATGAAATCAGGGGCGTGGCCGAACCACTGCTTTACTTGCATCTCTGCGCGGGCGCGGGACCACTTGCCCATCGTGCCCTGAGGAGATCCTGTCTCGCACTGGCCGATGATACGGCGGCCCTTCTTGCTGTTGCCGACGATGGTCCAGAGGAAGCCTATATCGGCGTGAGCCAGATGGGAATGATCAGGATTGTGGACCGGTGACGCCGGATCCAGGAACGTAGCGTCCACCCATTTGGGCATGGCTTCAGCCGGGGCGAAGGCTGGCGAATTGACGTCGTCGAACATATATAACGGCGGTTGTGGGCGCATCATCCATCACTTGTTTAAATGATGCTTGAGTGGGCTGCGCTCGGACGCTCAACGCACTTTTTTGATCATTTTTAGGAGAACTGCATGATTTTTGTTTACAAACTCGGCCCCATCGACTTCTGGAACGGCTGGCTTTCTGCTGCCGACTTTGTCGCCGAAACAGAAAATGTCGACGCCAACTACAACGAAGAGACCTTTCTGCCGTTTGTTGAAAAGGCCCAAGACCTCGCCCGCGGCATAGGGTGGGAAGGCGACATGAGGTCCGGACCGTTTGTCTCCGCTCTCCCCAACCCGGATTCGGGCAACCTGTCCGACTTCATCCTTGCGTGGAAGCAGGACAACAACGGCACGACCTTCGTGGCCTCTCCCTATGAACTGCCCTGGCTGGGTCGCCCGACCGCAAGGGGCTGATGTTTCAACCTCTACCCTCTCCTGAGGGTACAAATTGAGACATCGGGGAACCGGGCGGTTAGGCCCGGCTCTCCATTTCAGGCAAGCGCGATCAGGCTCGCATTCGCCCGTCGTCGAGGCTGAGGCCGTGGCTGTCATAGCTCTCGCGGTATACCGGCCGGAGATCGGCGATCTTGCGATAGGCGGCGATACCGAGGCTGCGCAGCGAGTGCCAGGTGTGGCCGGCGACGTAGGGGATGGCAGCGAGGGCAAACGAGGCGACGACGGTTGCGACCGCAGCGCAGATGTCGAACACGCGGTAGAGGCTACGGGCGAAAGCGTGGGCGTAGTGGAACATGCGCATGCTGGTTCCTTTCGGCTGGGAGAATACGAAAACCCCGCTGACCGGGTGACAAACCGGCGCGGGGCTCTTCGGCGCTGAAGTTGGTTGCGGAGACAGGATTCGAACCTGCGACCTCGTGGTTATGAGCCACGCGAGCTACCGGGCTGCTCTACTCCGACAAAGGGGGCCTTGCCCAAGGACTACTCAATCCACCCGTGGCGACGCCGGCCGTAGGCTCGAAGCGTCGGTCACTCAGTGGCATCTGCCCAGAGCGAGGCGGGCTGGTGAAGCTGGCCGGATTCATCCACCTCTCCGGCGGGAGGCAAAGGTCGCCACTACCAATGGCGCTGGAACTGAAGGCGTCCTCGCCTCCTCGTCAATGCCAAAGCAAAACGATTGAGCCAGCGATAAAGACAAGCGAGAGCAATGCGAAACCAATTCGGTTTTTGTCGTCCGATACGTTCCAGCGATGCGTTTTAGCATCCCTGAGGTTCCACTTAATCACGATGAAGCCAGCTAGAAGCAGTAGCCCCCCGAATAGATACTCTCTCACTGCATTAACTCCCGCGACTTCCGGCACGCAGTTTTGGAGCATGAAGTGCGAGGCTCGTCGAGCGCAATTGTGCTTTGTTCATAACGTTGCGGCCACTTCGTTGACCGCCGCGCTATGGGTCGACTTCGCGGGATGTCGCACTGTCGAAATACGACACCTGCCGTATGTCGCCGACACGGCAATAGTCCTAGGCCAAGTTTCCCGCACTCCTTGGCGGGAGGTTCGAACCTAGGAGACTACCAATGAAGATCGTTATCGCCACCCTGGCGTCGCTCGCTTTTGCGACTTCCGCCATTGCTGCTGTGTCTTCGGCGCCAACCGAAAAGCAGTCCACCGTCAAAAGAGCCGGTCAGATTGAATTAGCCTTCGGATCGTCGCGCGGTCTTGCCGCATCAACCAAGAACGTAAACACCGACCCTGGCAAGAAGAGCTCGGCCAAGGGCGGCGCGCAGACTGGTGGAAAGACGATGTTCGCCAAATAATGATACGAGAAAGGGCGGCTTCGGCCGCCCTGAATTAGGACGCACCGCACCGGTACGGGGCTAAGCCTGCCTCAGCCGCGGGCTGCCGCCTCCTTGGAGTCCGGCGTCTGGGTAGTCCATCACCCAACGTTTACCGGTGCTGTCGTCCATGTAGTGCGTCACCCAATTCTGGGAATCGGTTGAGACAAGTCTCAGTTTCGAAGCAAATTCGATAGCGTTTCGCCCGATGAGTTCGACCGCGTTGCCGCTCATGTCAGCTCCAAAAATTGGCAATATTCTGCCATGGCGGGAGGCGGTGACATCCTCCCTAAGGCCCGGCGAGTTTTCCCTCTAATCGAGGTCCGCAATCAGAACAGCCAACAAATCACCAACGATTGCAGTGATTCTAAGCGACTTTGTCGATCAGTTCAAGCGGCAGATCGACGTGAACAAGGCCACCCAAGTATTCAACCACAGCTTTGACGGTGTTGCGGCCAGTGACATCGAGGACGGACGCAAGCATGCCCCCGACGAGGCGATGCTCGGGCGCAACCCGGACGACGGTCGACCGCGGGAACTCCTCTTGCAACTGCTTGCGGCTCCGCTTCTTGCGCGCGTCGCGCTCTCGCTCCAGAGCGGAACCCGCCATTGCCTCAGCGTCCCGCAGGCCCTCGACCTCGAAATCTGAGATACGCAACGGATAGCCTGCAACACCGAGGATCGCCGTCACCCCATCAACGCGGGAAAGCCGGTAGAAATCCCGCGTGGGTAGGTAGACGAACGAATAGCCGGTGATCATAGCGAAGCGGCGCTCGATCAGTTCCTTGGTTCGGTGGTGTTTGATGTCCTTCCGGAACGACGGCATGAAGATTTCGAGGTCGGCGTCTCGGACATTGCGCTCGATGATGAATTCGCCCTTGCGGTCCTCGGTCTCGCCTACGCGCGGAGTCGCTGGGCGCTGGGTTCCTGGACGGGTCTTGATTGCGTACCAGCTCATTGGGCCTTCTCCATTTCGATCTTGCGGCAGGAAGTCAGAACGGTGGTGTGGTCGCGGCTGAAGATCCGCGCGATGGCCGGCAGCGACATCTTCCGCTGGCGAAGCTCCCACATCAGTAAATGGCGGTGTTCCGTGATCGATCGGACGCGCGACGGGCCGACCATGACCGCGAAAGGAATTCGGAGCTCGAGGCAACGCAGCTTCACGTGTTCCGTTGGCGTCAAGCGCGGCCGCTGCTGGAGGCGGTACGCGCGATAGGCCCAGACGTGGTCGTCAGCGGGCGCGCGAAGCTTCGGCTTCGGGACATAAACTTTCGGCGGCTTCGGTTTGCCGAGCAGATTCCGACGACGAACGAGGACGGCGGCGCGATAGATCGGCTCGCTGATTGCAGCCTGTTGCGGGAGTTCAAGCAGCATTGCTCTGCTCCTCCGGCTGGACCTCGGCCATCTCGCCTTCGATCTTCCGGCGGAACGCCATCTGCTCGGCACCAACCTGCCACCAGTCGGGCAATTCCGAGATCTTGGCCCAATATTCGGCCTTCTCAGGCGACATAGGCTCGTGGACGACGACGCCCCGTTCCTTGGCTTTGGCTTCCTCGTGCTCTTGGCGGAACTGGTTGAGGCGGGCTTGCACCCGGGCCATGACTTCGGGGGAACGGTCAACCTCGGGAGCGACACCCTTCAAGGCCGATGCAGTCTCGCGTTTGCGGGCAAGATCCTCGCGGGCTGCCCTCGCCTCCTGCTTTGCCAGGGCGGCAAGGATCGGCGGCTTCGGGATCATGCCCAGCAAGATATCGGGGTTGCCGGCGTAATCGCCCCTGATGAGCTTCTGGGTGGCGATCGTGAGACCGCAGCTCGGCACCCCATCGAGGGCGTAGCCGTAGATCACGTCGAACTTCTGGGCGTCGACACCTTGTGGCAAGCTCATGCCGGCGCTCTGCATGACGCCGAGGCTCCTGACGATGGCGTCGGTGCGTGCCGGGGCCAATCGCTCAGTGAGCGTTGTAATCTCCCGGTTCAAGGTCGAAAGCTGGGCCGGTGCTGGTAAATTCGTCATGGCCTGGATTCCCGTTCAGTTTCTGCTGGATGGCTTCTCGGAATTCCCGCTGGTGGCGGGCATGCTCGGTTTCCCGTGGTGGGGCTTGCTGATGAGGGCGATTGCGGGGTTTGGCCGCGTTGCGCAGCCAGTTGCGCCAGGTCGCCGGCCAATCGAGTTTGGTGGCGTCCTTCCCGGCTTTGGCGTTCCAGTAGTCCCGAAACTTGTCGAACTCGGTCATGGCTTGGGAGCGATCGAACCCGAGTTCGACGGCGAAAACCAGATTGGGCTGGAAGTCGGCAGGCAAGCGCGTCCCGCGTTTGTTGTCCGAGCGAAGCGAGGATGGGGT